ACCCAGCCTCGGTTCCCTCTCCTCGGTTCCCTCGTGCCTTTCACGTGCTCTCTCTCTTCTGTGTTCTTAATCGAAGATGCCTACTATTCAGTCACAATGGTGGTGTTTTACTGTCTTCTTCCTTTCTGCGACCGCTCCCGACCTGGTTCCTCTCTTCGAGAACACCCACGTTAGTTACGCCTGCTGGCAGGAAGAAGAGTCGCCCACGACTCGACGACGCCACCTGCATGGGTATCTCCAATTGAAGGGGAAAAGAAGCCTGGCTCAGGTTAAGGCACTCTTCGGTGACCTGAATCCCCACCTGGAGAAACAACGTGCGCGTAAGACCGACGAAGCTCGGGATTACTGTATGAAAGAGGAAACTAGGGTTTCCGGCCCCTTTGAATTTGGGGAATATACTGCTGCAGGTTCTCACAAACGCCGGCAACGAGAATCTGTAATTCGAAGTCCGGTGAGAATGGCTGAGGAGAATCCGTCTGTCTTCCGACGAGTTAAGGCGAAGATTGCAGAGGAAGATTTCCAGAAGACCGCGAATGAAATTCAAATTTCAAATTTGAAATCTTGGCAATCGCGCCTGAAGACTCTCCTGGAACGGGACCCAGATGACCGCACTATCTTCTGGGTGTATGGCCCAGATGGTGGAGAAGGAAAATCAACCTTCGCGCGAGACCTGTATAGAAGTGGGACCTGGTTCTATACACGTGGTGGGTCTGCTGATAACGTTAGTTATCAGTATATAGGTCAATTAGGAAATAATATTGTATTCGATATCCCTCGCGATAAGAAGGATTATCTGCAATACAGTTTAATAGAGATGTTTAAAGATAGGTTAATAGTTAGTAATAAGTATGAGCCTCTTATGGCCCCTTTAATTAATTGTATTCATGTTGTAGTTATGTCTAATTTTCTCCCAGACTTTGAGAAGATTAGTGTTGATAGAGTCCATGTAATCCCATGTATACCATGTGGTGTTTGTCTTAAACACCATAGTGCTGATGTAATGTGTGGCGAATATATGGAATAAAAAATTTAATAAAAAAACAATCTCCCACATACAACTATTCTTATAAAAAATCAGGCCCCGCAGGGGCACAGATAAGTTAATTTTGCTTCTTGAAAACAAGAAGGAATTAAATGAAAATAAGAAATAAAAAAATGTACCAATATATAGATGTGGGACCCACATCTATATTGAAAAAAAATAAATAGTAAAAGAAATAAAAAAATATCACTGTTCACTTTGCTGAAGGACCTGATTGTAAATATTGAAAGTTTTGGGGTACGCGGTGTAATTTTAAAAGACTTTAAGGGGTACGCTTGTAATTTGTCGGGATCCTAGGATATAAATAACACGTCACCGAGGCTGGTGTAGTATT